ATTTGCGCCGTCTCGCATAGCATCGTTTTCAATCCAACCGGCCACCATTTCTTCGGTAACTTCGGCAAGTGGCGTGCTAAGAACGGGGTTTGTGAAATACCAGTTGCCCTCAGTATCAACTGTGTTTTCACCGTCAGTCAGGCTTAAATGGTACTTTGCATGGGTGATTAATTCACCCTCTGCGCTTAGTTCCAGTATTTGCCATTTGTAATTCATGCTATTAAAGCAGATATTTCTGCTTGTGTTAGGCCAAGGGCAGTCAGTTTTGCAAGTGCAGATGCTTTTGCAGATGCTTCAGCTTCTTGTTGGGCTGTGTATGCGTTTTGTAGTTCTGTTAGTTTTGCTTCAACCGTTGCAGCAACGATTGTTACTTCAGCACCGTTTTGGTCTAAACAAGTTAAAGAACTAACATCATTACCATGAATAGTAACTACGTTTGAATATATTGCCCTTACCGCATAGTGTATGTTTGGTTGCATTATCTAATCTCCATAAGAGTAATTGAAGATTGTGTAGGGTTTTGGTTTAAATACATTTGATGACTACCAGAATTAGCCCTAATATAAATTGTGTAAGTTGTTGCTGAAGTTGTTGCTGGGCTATCTAAGATTTGCGCTGAACTTACACCTTCCCACTCTCCTCCTGCTGTAAAAAATTCATTAAAACCTCTTGAACCAGAACCGGTGGATAAATCAGTAGTACCATTTCTAAAAACGGTTACATTCATTTGTGCGCCATTATTATTGTCAATAGTTGCCACATAACTTACAAAAATTTTGCTTGTGGAAAATTGGGGGGTAATAGTAGCAGTTAAAGCTGTTGCAACATAAGAATTTGATGTTGTGCTTGTTGTAGATGTTGTGTAAGCATTAATTATTTGAATAACGCTACCACTAGGCATATTCAAAGCTGGTACTTGGTAATTAGAACCAGTAGGGTATTGAACCCCTGATGAACCGTCAAGAACTAGGCTCATATTAAACCCCTCTAGCTTGGCTTGCTACCATTGCTTCATAAGCAGACACTACTTCTGTTGTCCAGACTGCTGTTGCAATAGTGGGTACTGGGCTAGGGTCTGTGTGTGCGCCTGTGTCACCAGGGTGACGTACCCATCTTGTGAAGTTACGGGCAATCTCTACACCGTCTTTGGTGATGATTTCTGCTTGGCGTACTTGTAGCGTACCGTTTTCTAGCACTTCTGTTTTGTCAATTACTGTTGTTGATGCGAGTGTCATGGTGACTCCTTAGAATGTTGTTTTGTATGAAATGGTTACGCAGTTGTTGTAGCCATTTAAACCAGAATCTGAATAATCATAAAACCTCATTAATACTTTACTTGCATTACTGCTATCAACCCAAGCAAGAAGTTCTTTTCCTGTTGAATTTCTTTCTGCACCTACACCAGTTTGTATTAAAGTAGTAGATGCTGCAAAAGGCAAAGTAGCACCTAAGATACCAGTTCCACCCGTACTTGTTATGCTTATATTAACGGATACGTTAACAATGTTTCCAATTTTTGTATATGTTCCTGAAGAAGTGTAAGATGCACTTCCTGTTTGCCAAGTTACTGTTGGGGTGTAAGTCCCTGTCTCATAATCGTTCAAAGTTGAATTAGTAGTCGCAGAGGAATTACTAAATACTATGCCACCACCATTTTGTAGCATTTGTAAGTTGTTACCAGTAGTAAACCCACAAACGTTATTCGTACCGTTGTTTACTATGACACTACTTGCACCACTTCCTGTGATGGTGTCTACGTTAAGGTTTCCGTAAGCCATGTTAAGTTCCCGATGTTGAAGCTAACAAATAATAAGTTGTGCCACCAATACTGACAGCAACCTTATTTGTAACCGTATTTGTTGAAGAACTAGAAACCGCAGTTTCAACTAAAACGTTTCCTGTAATTTGTGGAACAGTAGCAGAATATTGTGATGTACTGCCAGAAACCAATACAAGAGACCCAGATGTATCGCTACTTAAACTAGCCCCAGATGTTGCAGTACCAGCCGTAAGATTTGTACTCATAAAACCACCCACCTTTGTCCATTAGAAACTGTAACTGTATAGCCTGACGCAATAGTTATTGGGCCAACAGAAAAGCCGTTTTGCCCAGTCGCTATTGTATAACTAGCTGTTATAGAATTGTTATTTATTTGAATAGCGCCACCAGCTTGTGCGCCACCTAAACCGCCCCATCCAGAGCCGTTATAGCCCTCAAATGTCGCAGTTGTCGTGTTAAACCCGTAAAGTCCCGTTACCGGAGTGGGTCTGGTCGATGTTGTCCAACTATTTACCACAGGCGCGGTAAAAGTCTTGTTACTTAGCGTTTGGGTTGTAGCCAAGCCAACAAATGTGTCAGTCGCAGCGGGTAAAGTCCAAGTATAAGTAGCAGAAGTGTTAGTTCCAACTACGTTAATTACGCCCCCACTAGTCTGTTGAAAAACTAAAAGTCCCATATATTTCCTTTAAAGAACTACCCATTTACTGCCAGAGGGTACGGTTACCGTAACGCCATTGCTTAGGGTTACTGGCCCAACCGAACTACCAGCAGACCCCGATGGAATTGTGTAACTTGTTGCTATTGTCTTGCTGTTAACATAAATTCCCCCAGTAATTTGCATATTTCCTGAAGTATCTATCTTTGCAATTTGAGTATTCGCTACGCCACCGTTATAAAACCCAATACTGTCGTTTGTTCCTGCTGAAATACGCCCAATTCCAGTTGAATAATCAACGACTATTCCATCAGCGTATGACCCTGTGTAAGAACTAGACGAATAAAACCCTGCCGTAGCAACAAAAGCAGATGAACTTAATATTCCTGTATTTGGAACATAACTTAATTTCGTACTGCTTGTGGTTTCGCCAGTAATCGTACCCGTAGTGGCCGTTGTAAGCGTTGGGTAATAGGTGCTAGATGAACTTGTGTTGTCGGTAATGGTTATACCCGTTGCCGGTGCTGCTGCCCAAGTAGGTACGCCACTAGCCAAAGTAAGAATATAACCATTGGTTCCGGCCGCCAAGAACGTTGTAGTGCCTGAAGCAGTTTGGTAAGGTACTGAACCGTTAGCGCCCCCAGCAAGATTAGTTGCCGTAGTAGCGCTTGTGGCTGTGGCTGCGTTTCCACCAATGGATAATGAACTGGCCGTACCCGTTAGCCCTGTTCCAGCACCTGTAAACGATGTGGAAGTGAGCACTCCCGTACTTGGGTTGTACTGTAATTTAGTGGAACTTGTGTATTCTGTGGCTAAGTTTCCGCTGGTCTGATTAGCAAATAACGGGTAGCGTGTGGCATTAGTGGTTGTGTCATCCGTGACCGATGCGTAACTAACTGGGGTTGCCCATGTTGGGGCGCTTGAACCGTTAGACTGTAAAAACTGGCCACTTGTGCCGTTTGCCAAAAATGCCGTTGTGCCTGATGCGCTTTGGTAAACAATATTACTTGCTGCGCCCCCCGCCAAGTTTGTGGCCGTTCCAACGCTTAAACTAGACTGTGCTGTGTACTGTGGCGCACTAGCACCGGCCGTTAATACATAGCCTGAAGTACCCAGCGCAAGAAATGTGGTTGCCCCTGAACCCGTTTGGTAGGGAACGGAACCGGCAGCGCCCCCGGCTATGTTTGTAGCTGAACCCGTTGTTAAGCTAGAAGTTGCCACCCAAATAGGCGCAGAAACCGCGCCCAAGGTCATTAGTAGCGAACCAGAAGTGCCGGGCGATAAAAACGATGTTGTGGCCGAACCAGACTGGTAAGGAACGGAATACTGCGTAGTTCCAGATAAATTAGTAGCCGTGGTGGCCGTAGCAGCGTTACCGCCAATACTTAAGCCTGACGCCGTACCCGTGATGTTGGTGCCTACAAGCGTGCTAGGCGTGCCTAAATTGGGCGTAACAAGCGTTGGGCTTGTGGCCAATACTACGTTACCCGAACCCGTTGTTGAAGCGCTAGAAGCCGCTGTGGCTTGCCCTTGGGCGTTAAATGTAACGCTTGCTAATGTGTAAGAAGCTGCTGTAACTGCCGTGTTGGCCAAAGCAATGGTAACCGCGCTAGAACCGTTGTAACTAGACCCTGAAAGGCCTGTGCCAATGGTTAAAGCATTTGGGTTTACCGCTGTTATGGTGGCCGAACCACCTAAAGAAATAGCGCTACCGTTTATTGTTATGCTTGAATTGGTAAGCCCTGAATTGGGTATGGTTGCGTTAATTTGGCTAGGCGCAATACTGATGGATGTATTGGTTACAGATGTCACTTGGCCAGAAGCATTTGTAACAAATACCGGCACTTGGGATGCAGAACCGTAAGTTCCCGCAGTTCCCACGGGCGTAATACTAAAAGTGTATGAAGATAAGGTTAACCCAGTACCCGCAAAATAAGATGCTGCGCTTGCAAGCTGCGACCATGTAACTGGCGTAGTGCCAAGCGTTCCACCCGTAGAAATGGTGCAAACCCACCCTGAATTAGCCTGTGTGCTGCCGTTTTGTATGAATGTAAACGCTGAAATTAGGCTATTCCATGTGTTTGCATCGCTACTGCGTGCCCAAGCGCCTGAAGCGGCCACATAAATACCGTTTTGGGCTTGCGTTGTTTGGTTTTTTACCAAAACACGGTCACCAACAAGGGTTGTATAGCCGTCTATGGTTTGTAAACCGCTAAGTGTTAGGTTGCCAGTTGATGCAACTTGACATTCGGCCTTAATTGCGTATCCCTGAACAAACATATCCACATAATTCTTGTTAACCAAGTCTGTGGGGTTGGCCGGGGTGGTGGAAATAGTGCCTGTGGTTGTACTAATATTGGTAAAAACCCCGCTAGATGGGGTTACAAGGCCAATAGTTGTACTGTTTATTGTGCTGTTGGTTATGTTTAACCCAGATTGCGCCGGGTTAAGCGTTGCATAAAATGGTTGCCCCTGACCTATAAACGTTTGGAAGTTTCCATTGACGTCAAAATACGCCTGAACTGGCAGTAAGTTTTGGTCGGTTGTTAGGTTAGGGGCACTCATTAATAGGGAATACAAGTCATAACTATCACATCACCAGCAGACATATTGACCGCTAGTCCAGAAGTAATGCTAAAACCCGTCATAGTTACTGACGTTGTAGTGCTTGCGGTTTGCTGTAAGAACAAAGCTGAACCACTAGTAACGTCATTAGCTAAACACATCCAACCGTTTGGGGCGGCCGGTAGTGTAATGGTGCCATTTGCTGCGCCACCTGTTCCAACCGTTACCGCAAAGCAGTTTGGCGTAACCCCCTTAATTGTGGGGCTAGTACCGAAACCACTTGCAATAACTGGTTGTGCAGAAAACGTACTTAAAAATACGGTGTTTGGCGTGTTTGTGTTTGCAACTTGATTGGTCATGATTGATCTGCCACCGGTGTTACATAAATGGTATTGGCCGTACCAACCACGCTTAAGTTAAACCCGTTGGCGGGAACACTTATAACTGTGGGCTGGGACATATTAATACCAAGCACAAAAGAAGCAGATGAATTACCCGCAGTAGGCAATACCGCAGCAGTTGCGGACACGCTACTAGGGTTAAGCGGCGCTATGGATACAGCAACCGGTGTACTTCCAGTATTCAAGAACGCACAAAAGTTCGTTTGGTCATTACCGGCGGGGGTAATGGTTAGCGAACTACTGGCCGTTGTTGTTACCGCTACCGCGTAGGTAGGCCCAATTGGGCGGTAAACGCTTGTATTGGCCATGATTAAGCTGCGTTAGTAGCTACTGGCAAGCCTTCAATGCGGTGGACTTTAAAGTCGTAAACGCCTGAAGCCGGTGTAATTGCTGTTGCTGCGCCTGAAGTGTTTTGGAACTGTACAGTTAAAACCCCAGCAGTTGCTACGTCACAATTTGTGATTGCAATGTTAGACGTTTGGTTACCTTGATATTGTAAAAAAGTAACAATGTCAGATGCTTGCAAACCCGCAATTGGGAAAGTTTGTAAAGACTGTGTGGAAGATGTGGTTAGTGCGGATGGTGTCAGGCTAGGCGCAATTACAAATTGCTCAAGAATGTTACCGCGTGCGATGGTGGTACTTGACATGATATTCCTTTAAAGAATGGGTAAATTGTATCGTTAAATAAAGAAAAAGCCACCCCTTTTGGGGGTAGCCCTTCCCTTAATTTAGGCTAGATTATGACGATTGTGTAAGGTCATAGCCGTAAACATATACGTCACCAGTTCCGGTTGCGCCAGAAGCAGTTGTTACGTCAACGTATAAAGTTTGGTTTTGAATAGACAAACTTGTTGATGATGAATCAACATAGGCTGTACCCAAAACGTTAGCACTTAGTGATGCCAATTGCGCAGTTGTCAACGCACCGAACAAAGCAGATGGGCTACCTGAGTTTGTTTGTGTGATAGACAACGCTGTTGCTGTTGACAAAGATACTGTTGAACCAGCGTTATTCACGTTGGTAACAATCATTTCCTTTGGCAAGTAGGTTGTTGTGTTGTTAACGGGAACGGGCGTAAAGCCTGTTGCGTTAAGGTTAACACCCTTGGCTACACCGATTAAACGCAACGCTTGATTCGTTGCTAGATTACTTGGGTGTGCCGATACTGTGGTTGCTGGTCCGGGATTACTCATTTTGTATTTTCCTTTATGTTAATTAGGCTGCAATACGGCAAGCAAGTTCAGGGTACAACGGTGCCCAACCATACAACACATCTAAACGTGTTGGAATACTATCGTTGTTAATGGTGTATTGGCGGACAACCCTCATGGACAAACCAATTTCCTTATCGCTTGCACGACCAGCAAAATGGACACCCTCTGGCAGCTCGAGATCAGCTACGGCAAGCGTAAACGCATTTCTGTGGAACATTAAGTTCTGTGGTGATGTAACGCCTGTGTTGTTAAATGGTGTTACTACTGCTGAAGAAGATGTAGCGTTAACAACAACGTTTTGGAACTGACCACCTGTAATGATAGCTGGGCTAACAGTTACTGATGCTGAACCACCTGAACCAATGCTAACTGTGCTTGTAACAACGAAGTTACGCGCCTTGTTAGAACCGTATGCTTGGCGGTTTTGTGGGTTGGCTGCAAGGATGTTAGCAAACTGGATAACGTCACCTTGGTTCAATGTAGCAGCAGCACTTGTTGCGCTGATGGTAATTGTTGAAGTTGAAGCCCAACCGCTAGAAATACCAAAAGATGCAGAAGTTGTATCTGTTGATAGTGTTGCAGAAGCGTAAGAACCAAATGTTTGGCTGACAATATTTTGGTCTAATTTCCAATTCACCCCAGCGCTGTCGCGGCCCATAAGGCCTTTGCGGTATTGCTCACCAATAGCTTCTTGTGGAACAAACAAACCTTTTAGTGAATCAACAATGGTTGCTGATGTAAAAGGCTCTACAACGCAAGCACGGCGGCCGTCTCTTGGTGTGCCTTCAGCATCCATGTAAGCACCGGCTGTTAGGTAAGTGATTAAACCTGTGGGTGGTGTACCAGCTACGCCTACTATATTTGCAGTAGAATTTTTTGCCATTACTAAACCATCACGGTCAATCTTGTTTGCAATAGCAGCTACTGCGGGTTTTAATACGCGGTCGCTAAACATATCAAGTGATAATGCAAGGTCTTGGGTCGTAAATTGAGTATCCACATGGAATTGCGTGGACAATGTGACTGGCACGCTCGTCTCGTTGAAGTCCTCAACATTAAGCGCTGGTCCCGTTGTACCAATGAATCTTCCGGGGCGTCTTACGTTGACTGTGTTTCCAATTTTCCCGCCCACTACGGCGAACTGATCGTCATAGTTACGGTCAACTTCGGACGTAAATGTAAGTTCGTTCTCTAGCACCATGAGTGCTTCATTTGTGATCTTCGATATCGTCAATAAATTATTGGCCATGATTACACCTTATTAAAAGTTTTGATTTTTGCCGTTACCTAATTTTTCCTGCCTTACGCAACTCACGCCATTGTTTTGGCGAACCATTGAAATTTCCATTTGAATCAATGGCTGGTAGTTCAACACTACCTACGTTACGAAGCGGCGTTATAGGCGCGGGCGCGTTCGATTTGGAAACGGCTCTTACGGGTTCTTTAGCTTCAAACCTTGCTTCTAACTTACCAAGTTCGCGTAGCGCACTAGACTGTGATAAACCGTTTAGCCTTTCAGCTACTTCGGGGTTTTCGGCCAAATGATAAAGTATCTTCGGGCCAACATCACTTTCTAAAATTGCATCGCGTACCGCATCGCTAACAGCAATATCGGCACTACTAGCAATCATTTCTTCGTAATCAGGCAATTCGCTTTTAACCGCATCTAACTTTTTCTGCCACGAAGTCATAACTTTCGCGCGTTCTTCGTTAGCCCGGCGTTCGGCTTCTTGTTTGTCACGGTTCTCTAACGCTTTTTCGGTTGAATACTTGGCTAATGCCTTGGCGTATTCAAACGCATCGGTAAAGTCGCTTGGCTGCGGTTCTTTTTCCGTTGGTTCGGCTTTTGGCGTTACCTTCGTTTCTAGTTCCGCTAAACGCTTTTCTAAACTTTCCCTTGCTTCGCGTTCACGCTGGGCTTCTTGCCTTGCTAGTTCGCGTTGTTTAGTTAGTTCAGAAAACCGCTTTTCCAATTTAGGATTAGGCTTCTTTTCCGTAATTTCCGTTTTGGCTTCTTCGCTGCCTTCTGACTCACTCCCACTAGGTTCTTCTACGGGCGCTTGCTCTACAACTTCCGTTGTAGCCGAAGGTTCCGCAACCGGGGCTAAATCTAACTTTTGGGCATAAAATTCCGCCGAATTTTCGCTCGTAAGAACATTACTTGCTTCTTTATCACTCATAGGTTTCCCTAAGTATTTGCCCCGTGTACCTCACGGGTAAGGTTTTAGTCAATATAACTGAAAAGGATTATATTGTCAATTATTGCTGTGGCGCAATACTTTGGTCTGCCGCCCTTATGGCTTCGTACTGTTCTTGGTTGCGCATATTGATTTCACGCTCAAGACGGTTCGTGTCCATGTGGTGCAACAGTAAGTCCATAATTGCATCAATTTCTGTCTTGTTTTGGCTAGTAATTGCTCTGGTGTTAACATCGTGTACCCTCGCTTCCAATGTGGTTTCAGTTGCGTGCGCTTTTGTGGTTTGGCGCATTAATTCACGTTTATTTTCATTGTCTTGCTTAACTTGCTCAATATCTTGGCGCTGCTTCATGGCCAACTGCAAGGCCTGTAACTGCTGGGTTAGCTGTTGAACCTGTGCCTGTGCGTTCTTAATGGCCATTTGCGCTTGCGGTGGTATGTCGCTGTGCTCATCAATATTGGCCAACGGGTTAAGGGTTGCCAAACGGTCTGCAATAACTTCAGCACCGGGGAAGTCCATGTTCCTAAATACCAAGTCCGCAGCAGCGTTAAACAACTGTTCGTTGCCACTTAACAACGGCATCATGGCTTCAACGGCTTCTTGGCGCTTGCTGTTGTAGCCCGGCCCAGTTTCCATTACCACGTCATATTCGCCAACGGTTACGTCATTTAACACGCGCCCCACGGCATCTTTTTCGTTAATGGTAAGTAAGTCAGGCTTGCCATCATCCCCAATAATACGCATGGTGCGTTGGGTGTCGTATATCTTAGGCAACATATTAAGAATAATCTTGCCCACCCGTGAAATAGACTTTGTCAGGTTGTCGTACAAGTCAAAGTTGGTTAGGTCAACCTGTTGCTGTTGGCCTTGCAGCGCCTTACCGCTTACGTTTCCGGGCACTTGTTGGCTCGGGTCATAAATACCTATGATGGTGGCCATGTCCGCATTGATTTCTGCTGCGGCTGCCATTACCCCGGCTGGTGGTGGTTCAGGCTGTAAACGCTGTGGTGCGGGCGCTGGGTTGCCTTCAATGTCGGTTTGCTTGTAGGTTAGGTAAGCCATTGACTTAATGTTGGCTGCTGCCCAGTCAAGCTCGTGCCCTTCGTCTTGCCCTTCGGCCATAATCCATTTGGCTTTAGGTGCCAATGCTACGCTTTCGGTCAGGCTAGTTACCCAGAAGTTATACATACGCTGCGCATCTTTAGCGTGGCGCACAATGCCAAACTTCTTGCGTTTGTCACCAATAACAATCTGGCGCCCATAGACCGGCACAATTGGTATGTCTGTGGTTACCCAGTCTTTTTCCTCTAGCACTTCAATAGCGGTTAGTTTCTTCCACTTGATAGTCTTTTTAACGCTTGGGCGCTCACCCACAATGGTTAGGCCTGAACGCTTAACGCGGTCAAAAAAGTCTTTGTCATCAGCAAAGCGTGCCCGGCCGTCACTTAGTAAGTAAAGCGTGGCTTTTTCGCGCACGGTGTACCAGTATTCGGCAATGCGTATATCTTCCTTGGTAATCCATTCGCTTTGCGTATCCCCGGTGCCGCGTTGGGTAAAACTGGCCGTATCTTGCGCATCAGGGTACATTTCCCTGAATACTTCCTTAGATACCATCATGGTAATAAGGCAACGCTCGGCATCCGAACCGTCAATAGCCACGCTATTTGGATCCCAGTAAACGGTGAACGGGTTTTCTACTGGGTCAATATATATTTCTTGGTCAAAACTATCTTCGCTTTTGTAGCGGTGGTCAACGCGAATGAAGCCCCACCCAGCACGCACGGCAAAGTCGTAGGCTATGTCGTAGGAATTGTCTGCGTTGCTATTAACTTCAATGTGGCGCACCATGCCCTGAATAACTTTGGCTTCGGCAGCATCTTCTACCGTGTTGGTTGCGTGAACCTTAATGCGTGGGCGCTGTTGGCGTTGTTGGTTGGTTACTTGGCGGCAGTACCCATCTAGCTTATTAATAGTAAGAACGGGGCGCGATTCCAAATTACGGCTGTTTTGTAGGTCTACTGGCCATTGATCGCCACCAGAAGCAAACTTAAGGTCTTCCAGCGCTTCTTGCCGGTTCATGGTGTCGGCATCGTTGCAAAACTTTAGGAATTGCTTTGCTTCGTCAATAATCGGGTTGTAATCGCCGTCTTGGTAATCTGATGCCATTTTGTTCCTT